GACGAAGGGAAGCTGGCGTTCCGGCCCCCGAAGAGAGAATATTCCTCTCTCTCCGTTTCCCGGTGCCATGGTGCTAAGGATGCACTCAACTATTTCCTCAAGAAACCCTTGGGTTCTTGAGTTAGTATTGGTCGATCTCGTAAACCGCGATCGATGTCACTGATCGTGGCTGCTCTTTATGATACCTAACAGGCTCCATTTCCGGGTGGCCCTTAGGGCCCGCTACTGAGGTCCCAGATCCAGTAGATTGAACGCACCCAATCGCTCCCGTTTTGTTCCTTTCGGACCTTTAAAACAGGTGAGAGCAATCCGGTGCATCATCGTCGTCATCTTCCATTTCGTCCTTTTTAGGGACCAGCTTTGCTGGCCGGTTGAAGTCGACGGGTGCCCGCTCTACTAGGTCGCCTGGTTTCGCCAACAGTCTCAGATTAAACCAGTGTTTATACACCGATGTAACCTTAAGATCCATTGGGTCAACCTCAGTCCGTACCGTCGCCCTTGTTGAAGGCAACGGGACCAATCCCGCCTTGTCAACAAGTCTCCATACTTGCGACACTACAGCCGACACTTGTCTAAGCTGTAAGCGGATATTAAGTCTTTGGAGATGCTGCAAAGCTTCCAAACCTTTTCTGATGGAGCCTTCTGCCTCTAGTACAGCCTTATTTGCACGTGCATCAGTTAGCCGAGTGACCGGGTCCTCGATCTTCGCCGTAAAGAACAAGTCTTCTTGGAAACTATCGAGGAATTCGATCGCCGGATCCCCTAGCACGCTCTGCACTGACGTGCAGAATGGTGCAATCCGCGTCAACATCTCCAAGTTTTCACTTTTTGACGTATCGGCAGATCGTGACCATAGCCATTCGGGCCATGAAGAGAAAGCAAAGCGAGCCCCAATCAGAGGGTTCGTCAGGGATACGCAGAGCGCCCGCGCCCGCGAAGGCATTACTGCCCAAGCTGTCGTTGACGCCCCAGAAGCGACCCTGAATCCAGCACCCATAGCCCGAACAAAGTTACTCAGGCTACCCCGTGTTACCCAGGCAGATAGAGCACAAGCTACTGACGACTGCCCTTGAGCAGCCGCCCAGAACTTCATTGGAAGCCCGCTAATGTCTGTCCCATTATAGAACAGACGTTTCGCAAACTCCAACGTCCTTCCCGTGGCAACTAATGATTTCTCAATTCCTATGGTAACACC